GCAGAAGCTGATGCAGCAGAAAAGTATGGTGATAATATGATTAGTGTAGTTCGGGCTAGAATAGAAACAGAATTTATGAACGCTGGTAAATCAGCAACAGAAAGTGAGAAGAGAGCAAAAGCTGATCCTCGCTTTGAAAAATATCTCCAACAATACAAAGAAGTAAGACATAATAAGATGACGGCACAAGCCATCCACGAAGATAATCGTAATCGTATTATGTTTAAAATGTCCATGAACAAAGCAGTCATGGAAGAAATGAAGTTTAGTCGTTAATCCTCTTATACTTGTACACTCTCTCTAACTTGTGTTAGGGCGTTAATCGCCCTAATGCACATCTCTTGTTCCTCTAACACATAGTAAATCCCACATCTAGTATGGTATATTCTTTGTCGAAAGGATGTACGAATATGTTTAACTTAACTACAAAAGCAATGAATCACTTTTTAAATTTTTTTAATAAAGAGGATAAAGAAGAAGCTCTTAAAGAATTTTGCCAATCAGAATATAAAAAAGATTGGTATGCTGCTTACATGACTTATAAAGAAGAAGGTCAGTTCCCTAATTATATTAGAAGAACTCTCTAGCCTTTTAAGGCTTCCCCAACGATTCTAGCTTCGATGACATCTTTGCAAACAAATGCACTGATTGTCTCGTAGCCTAGACTCTGGGCAGCAATACATCGATTGTTACCAATCTCTACTATATCATTAAATACTGTAATAGGATGTTGTAATCCTTTTTGTTTAATATCCTCTTCTAAATCTAAAGGATGAGTAGGGGGTACGATTGTTAAATCTTTTAAATGTAATTGTTTAACGTTAAAAAGTTTACCTTCATACCAATAATTAATCATAGTAGATAAGAGATGATTATAAAACATCTTCTAAAACACCAGCTTGAACACAAGTAAAATTTAAATCTGTATCTTTGATATCTGATAGATCAGATCTTAATAATTGGTAATACTCATTACACTCTTCATAAGAGCTATGAATAACCTCAGAACCCATACGAACACATTGTTTGTCGAGTCCTGTACCAATACAAACCCAACCGACTAAAAAGAATTTAAGCATCTAAAAAGTGTACCTTTTTGACACATTTTTTCAATATCTCTTGTTCTGAACCTTCAGTGCCTTTAATGGGATTGCCTTGTTCATCTTCTTCTATAGCACCATAAATAAGGATTTTCTCTTTATTCTTTGCATACCACCAACCTAAAGATCGACAGATAGGCATAGGTTTTTTCATTGTATCTTCACAATTACTCCATTCACCCGATGCTCTACCTGAGTCGATCCAAGTAACAATGACAGGTCGAAGATTACTTTTTCTTTGAAGTTTTTTTAACATTCTTCTTCATGGTATTTTTCTTACCATTTTTTTTGTTAGCTTTCTTTTTCATTCCACGCATAGAGGATATCCTTTCTATTAGTTTGTTTCGATAACCAACAGTATCTTCATAATACTCTTGATCCCATTTCTTATAGTAACCTACACGCTTAAGTCGTGTAGACGCATCTTGAAGTTCATCCAATCGTTGAATGAGAATCATCAAGAACTCGTTATCTGTTTCAAAGTCATCTGAATACAGAAAATCTACATCACCTGAAGTATCAGGATGATTAGCCATTAGATAAACATTTTTCGGTAAGCTAATAAAATTTAAGGCTTCAATTACTTTAGATAGTTCATCGGGAGTAATGTCTTGATAGTCACTACATCCAATCACAACAATCTTGTATTTGGTTTTATTGAGTTTGGTAATCCATTCATTAACCAACTCATAGGCTCGATCTAAGCTATTGGTTTCTTCTACTTTAAATGTCTGTTTAATTCGACATTGTTGAGCATAAGGACAGGTAGGGAAGTCAATTTGGGTATTGTGTTTTTCTACAATTTGTTTAGACCAGGATAGGATATCGTCTTTAATAGACTTTACCACTTAACTTTGTTGGCCCAATAAGCAGCCGACATCTTGCCTTTAGCGATGTTCTTTGCATGACGAGCCTTAAATGATTTAGCTCTATTTGTCATGGTTTTATCACCAGTCTTTCCTTGTTGACCAAAGCGAATTGTTTTAACTTTGTCTCCTTCTTTAGCAACCACTACGTGTGATTTCTTAGGATGGCTCGGAGTTCTTTTAGGTTTGTTAAAACCACTTACTCCTGCTCTTTTTAATCTTGGATCAGGCATTGCGTACTAACCTCGCTATCTTTTTTGAATACTTTGCGTTGCTTCCTGTACCCCCTACTTTTCTTTTCTTTCTAGTAGAGGCACTGTATTCAGAAGAACTTAACTTCTTAATAACTTTCTCAGGGAGATATCTTTCTCCAGTTTTAGAAGAAGGTTTGCCAGATTTAGTTCTCCATTTTTGTTTTCCCCAATCTTTTAAACTTTTTTGAGATTTCTTTAATGGCATTATTTATAACCTCCACCAGCTTTCTTATAATCTCTAGCTAGTTTTTGAGCTTTTCTAGCACTCCATTTACCCGCAGCAGTACCCATTGTATTACTACTCTTAATTTGATTGAATAGTCTTTTTCTTAACGTAGGTTTAGTGTAGTTACCTGCTTTATTTACTGTGCTTTTTTTTGGCATTTTTCTTTAGTGCTTTTAAATCAGCAGCAGTAATCTTTTTACGAGGTGGTTTTATTGCAGCTAACTTTTTTTGTTTAGGTGAGTATTTACTATAGGGCATTTAGTTTCTCCGATTGTTTAACTTGGTTCTCAAAAGTATCTACTAATTCTTTATCTTTAGCCATCTTGTCTTGGTACTTTATTAACTCTTGTTGATTCTTGATAATATCATCAAAAGTCATCGTCATAATTTTTTGACGTAATTCATAGTTACGTTCATGTCCTAGTTCAAGTCTATCTAATAAGAACTTATTATGGATTCTAAGTTCTCTTAATTCTTTCTTTGCTTCTTTAAGTTGTTTTTCTACTTCTTTAAGTGTTGCCATGATTTACTCCTTATGTGTGCACCCTGCACAATCACAGTTTATACAAGTCATCTCACAATGACAAGGGCATCCACACTTTTCACATTTCATTTTTTAAATCTTTTAATTGCTAGATCAGTAACCTTAAGTCCAAATGATGAACCAATAGCAGCTAACAAGGCCCAAATATACCAGTCGGGCAGTTCATCAAGAGTTAGAAATCCCTCTTTTAATTTAACTACCCATTCTGGTTTGTTTAAAAATACAGCTAAAAATACAATAATTAATGGGATAGATAGTAGTATAGTAAACCACTCATCACGCCAAGAATTATCCATTTGTTTTTGAGCGGCAATTTCATATTGAATTTTTCCTTCAGCCATACGTTTAATGTGCTCTTGTTCAGCCACTGCCACCAGCTTTTTAGTTTCTGTGCGAGTTTTAATAACATCTACTGCTCCTTTCGCTACTGTTCCTAATAAAGACCAAATCATATATTCTTCATTCTTTCTGCTAGTTCGTTAGCACGATTAGGTGTTTGTTTTGCCCAACGACTGTCTAACATTTCTTCACTAGCGGAACTATAATCACATTTGTTTAAGTGATAATGAAACTTTTTAAATCCTTTTAATCTAGGTAATCCTAATTGAAAACACATCTCAATAACAATACCAAAGGCATTAGGATCAATGTTTTCTTCAGGAATAAATTTATTAGCTTCATTACATGCAATATCAAAATCTTTGTCAAAATATTCCATGACGACTTCATCAGAATATTCTTTCCCTTCTTCTAAATCATCTGTAGATAGAACTAAATGTCCAACACCAAAAGTGGCATATCCTAGATGATCTTTATATATTTTATTGACTTTGCCTTCGTGTTTTAGGATTGATTGTTTGATTTCTTTTCTAGACATTTCTCTTCTATTATATCACACAAGTCTCTCCAAATAAGGAGTAAGGTTTGATCAGAAATTTCGACTAAACCCTTTTTACCATTGAGTTTATTGAACTCTTTGGCCTCTTCTTCTATAACAGAAAAGATTAATTTATTCTTACCAGGTAAGATTCTCATAGATAGATATTTCTATCCCAACTACCAGATTTATTTAAGATCATAGGTACAATGTAAGGAACACCTTCTGTGATAACCCCACAAGATAAGATAGGTTTAGCCATATTAACTTTCATATAAGCCATTGCTAAAGATTTTTTATCTACCATACAACCAACACTCATACCCCAATTTAGGTGAAAGTCATTAGCTACATATTTAATTTCACTTGTTGTATGAAAGTGTCCTTGAACACAAGACATACTTGCTTCTCTAACAGCCTTGGCAATATCCTTACAGAACTGATGAGCAAATATTATTCTGCCTTTTTCTGTTTCAATGATGTGTCTTTCTTTCCATTGCCAACCCTTACCTACATCTAAGATCTCGTTATAGTCTTTAATGAAGAACTTAGACATTCCTTTCGCCATTGCTCTACGAAGAACCATAGATCCATGATTACTTTCTAATAAAGTTATTTTAGGAAATATCTTCTCTAATTGCTTACAAAGAGATTGACCAACTAATAATTCATCAGCTGGGGAAGGCAAGTCAGGATTAATTACATGACTAACATTAATTGAGTGCCAATCCATTTCGTCTCCTATATGCACAACAGTATCTGGCTTATAAGTTTTTTTAAGTTTAATTAAAAAGGGAAATGTATCAGGGTGATGGTAAGGGAAGTGAGTATCTGAGATGACTAGTATTTTTTTCATATTAGCTCCAATGCGAATATGTCAATAACTATATAGGATAATCTGTGGATAATCTAGGGATAACTTGCGTTTTGTTTACGAGATTGTATGAGATAATCTTCAATCCACATAATCTTTTCTTTAATAATGGCGATATCAGTTTGCATTTTAGATATATTATCAGCTTTAATTTCTACTGCATCAAGACGTTCTGAGAACATTCCCCAAGAGATACCTATCCCAACTATTAATGCAATGTAGGGTAAGAATATCTTGATTTCTTTGTTCATTTTGTTTTAGCTGATATATCGCTTAAAGGGTTATTTAAAGCCTTATTGATTTGTAAGTCAAGGCTTTCTTCAATGAGCTTTAACTCATCAAATACTTCTCTTGTATCTTCTTTTTGTCTATCTTCCACGTCATTTACAATTTCGGTTATGTGACGAATATCATTAGATTGTTGACGTAAATCAGCCTTCATATCTGAACGCATATCACGTGCCACATCACTGATTATGGTAATTTCGTCTAAGATGATATCTAGTTCTGATTTTAAAACTGCTATTTCTTCGTCATATTTAGATAGATCAGGAGCAGTGTATTGAGTGATCTTTTCTTTCATGTCAGTATAGTCTTTATATACCTCAAATCCCCCATATAAGCCTCCTACAAGGGTAGATAATCCTAGGAGTAAGCCAAACACCTTACCTCCTTTTAATTTTAATCCATTAAATTCTAGTTCTGCCATTGCATATTTACCATATTATCTATTGTTTGTTGTTGTGTTATATCGAACATTATACCATAAGGATCATCTAGACTTTTTAAAAGATAATCATTAACATTGGTATCTTGGAGGGTAACTTGTGTATCAAAGAATGTTTTAGTATCACCTAATATCTGCATAACAATTAAAGTTTTCATTTGATTTACTTCATCATATCGTGACTTATCATCAATATCTTTAACAATCTTTGTTGCAGCTTTCTCTTTGGGAGAGGGTTCTTTGGTAGGTTGTTCTTTTATTTCTTCTTGAGTTTCTTCTTGTAAGGTTTCTTTTATAACAGGTTCTTCTATCTTTTCTTCTACAGGTTTAATCTCTTCTTCGATTGAATCTTCAATGGTTTCTTCCATTTCAATAGATACTATATTGACTTCTTCTTGTATCTCGACTTCGACAGTTTCAAAAGTTATATCTTCTTGAGGTGTCTCAATGGGAATAAAATCAACTTTACCAGTATTATCAATCTTGATATCGTTATATTCGATAATTTCTTCGATTAAATCTAATTGTGTGGGATCGGTAAGGTTTAAGTAAACTATTTCTTCGACAGTTGTAATTTGTTGTTCGATAATAGTATTAATAACATTGTAGAATATGTTGACACTTACGTCATCAAATAATGGCCCTACTGCAAGATTAATATCTCGACCACCAATCTCTATAGTGACTTTACTTAGAACGCCACTGAAATCGAAAGAACCATTGTATGATTGATAACCTGATGTAATTCCAGACTCAGACAAGATATCAGTTCCTGTAAAGACTGTAACCTCATTTCCAGTTCCTGTAACGTGCATGTAGATTCTATCTTCAGCATCTTGTTTATCTACTTCAATCGAGTAGGTTACTTGTCCTCCATTATCAATTTGTAAATCAGATATATCTACTTCTTGATAGAATGTTGTACCCATACCATCTACAAGCATACGAGATTTATTATTGCCATTACCTGTTATCTCAGCACATGTATCAGCACCTAAATTTCCACAATAAGTTCCTGAAGGCATATTAGCTGGGCCTTCTCCACCCCAATCTTGAGCCATATTAGGTAAATTTAAAACATTACCAGAATCTTCGTTAGTAACTGTGGTTGTAGTTGTAGTCTTGGTAGTGGTCTCAGTAAAGATAATCTCTGTGCCTTTATCTTCTTCTGTTTTTTCTATAGTAACCTGTTCTTCTATTGTAACACCAGGGGTACATAACCCCTCAACATCAGGTAAACAAGTATCTGCTTTAGAGTATGAGAAGCATAGTAAGAGCCATAAGACCAAAATCTTTAAGACCATTGATATCTCC